TTGGCCTTGACTTTGGGCTAACCCCTGCTGCTGTGGTGCTTCAGCAAAACGCGCTGGGGCAGTGGCTGGTGCTGCGAGAGCTGGTCACTAGTCAGTCTCGGCCTGTGGGCATGGAGGAATTTGCCGCTAAGCTCAAAACGTGGCTCAGGGAGAACTTTCCAGAGAACCTCGATTATGACCTGTGGTGTGACCCAGCGGGGAACCAGAGAAGCCAAGTGAACGCAGAGACGCCCTTTGGTGTGCTACGAGCGCTGGGGTTCTCGCCAAGAGCAGGGACGAACGATCTGGAAACGCGGCTGGGCAGTGTCAGACGCCCGCTTAATCGCATGGTTGACGGGCTACCTGGGCTGCTAATTGACCCTCGGTGCACGACGATACTGGAAGGATTTATGGGCGGGTATCGGTACGAGACGGTGACAAAAACCGACGAGCCGGTTGACAGGCCCGCCAAAACCCACGAGAGTCATGTGCACGATGCCCTGCAATACGCCCTGCTGCCGTACGAAGGGCCAGGGCTGTCAGGCAAAGCGACGCGCCGTTGGGGACAAAAACAGATGGGCAAGCCGTTCAAACCGAAACCGTGGAGCGCGTGGAAATGAGATACTTGCCGTCGGAGGATTGGACGCAAGAATGGGACAAGCATGGCCCGCAGCTACTTAATGCGTTAAGTCGCTCGCCTACTTCTGAAACGCAGGGAGATTTGTTTTATTGGCTAAACACTGGCCAAGCAAGGTTGTGGGCAGGACAAAACAGCAGCATTGTCACTTTGTTGATCGAAGATCATGTAGTGATTTGGTTGGCGGGGGGACAAATGGCCGAGCTTCAAGAGATGTACGAAGAAGTCGAAAAGTATTATGCTAGACTTGGGGCAACAAAAGTAGTAGTCTCAGGGCGACCTGGCTGGATGCGCAGTTTTCTGCGCCAACACAAATTTTGCATCAAGCACGTTGTGATGGAGAAAAAATTATGAGCGCCATTACTAGACCTGTTAGTCGAGCAGTGAGCAGTGTCACACGCCCAATTCGCCGCGCCGTTGGTTTGCCTGTTTCTAGGGACATTAGAGCCGCAGAGCAGCGCGCGTTTGATCAAGCGCAAGCGCTTTCCCAGCAAGAGATAGCCGCAGCTGACGAGCGTGCAGCCGCTGTACAAGCAGACCAGCAGGCTCAGTTAGATCGCGCAGATCAACGGCGCCGTCGTCAGTTACGCGGTGCGTTAGAGCGGCGACCCTCTTTGTTTGACATTCTTGGCGCTGGGCAACAGCGCAGTACCTTGGGGTAAGTTATGGCTTGTAAACGCAAAAAAGGCGGCGGCAAACGCAAATGAGCACTAAGGATGTGATCGAACGCGTAGAACAGATGTTCTCNATGCGNAAAGAGTACGAGGCGCTGTGGGAAACAGCGTACAAGTACATTGCTCCTGAGCGTGCGTTATTCTTTGCCCGCCAGCGGCGCACAGCCAATGAGATTCAAGATGAGGTGTTTGACTCAACAGCTATTGATGCTGCTGAGCGACTGACTAACCTGATCATCTCTGGGCTAACTCCTCCGTGGCAGAAGTGGTTTCGATTAGCCCCCGGCGCCGTTGTGTACAACGTCGATGAGCGCGAGGCGCTGCGCCCTGCGCTACAACAGATTGAGAACTTGATGTTTGCCGTGTTGTCGCGGTCAAACTTCTACCAAGAGATGCAACCGGTAACGCTTGACCGCATTGTGGGCGGCACTTGTGGCTTGTGCATGACGCCAGATTATGAGAATGGAGAAATACGGTTCAAAGCTATTCCGCTTGGCGAGCTGGCGATCCAAGAAGATGATTCCGGTCGAGTCGTAGCTATCGGCCGTCGTTACCGCCTTAGCATTCAACAGTTGATCGACGCGTACGGTAACCGCGTGCCACGAGAGCTGCGTGAGCGGCAGGGGCGTGACCAGCATGAGCAGACGCAAGAGGTGCTGGCGCTAAATAGTATCAACGCCGCTGGCTTGTGGGAGTATACGATTGCGCTGAAGAAAACCGGCTCCGAGCTGTTTAGAGAAGTCAAAAGTTTTCCTTACATCTTTGTTTCGCGCTGGGCCAAAGTGCCCGGTAGTGTGTACGGACGTGGCCCTGGCCTTCGAGCGCTGTCTGACGTTCGCGCCCTTAACAAAGTCAAAGAGCTGGCACTGAAAAACGCAGCCAAAGCCGTGGCTGGGATTTACACGGTGGTTGACGATGGCGTGATCAATCCGTACACGTTGACCTTTGAGCCAGGCACTTTTATGCCTGTGGGCAGCAATGACCGCCAAAACCCGACGATTGCTGAGCTGCCAAGTTCAGGGCAGTTCGACGTGTCAATGTTCACGATGGATGATTTGCGCAACTCGATCCTTGGTGTGTTCATGGCAGATAACTTTGGGCCGCTGGACAGAACGCCGATGACGGCGACTGAGATCCAAGCGCGCACCAATGTGATTGCGCGTGACATGGGTGCAACGATTGCCCGGATGCAATACGAGATGCTGCTGCCTGTTGTTCGCGCTGTGTATGCGTTTATGGCCGAGATGGGCACCGTGCCGCAGGAATTGCAGCTAGACGGCGCAGGACTGGACGTTGAGTTTGTCAGCCAACTGGCGCAGGCACAGTGGGCCATTGATGAGCAGAACTTGCTGGAGTACACACAGATCGCTGTGAGCTTTGGTGAGGTAGATCCCAAAGCGGGACTGATTATCGACGTACACAAAGCCTTGGGGCGCTTAGCAGAGATCAAGCATATCCCGCCTGAGATTCTGCGTACCCAAGATGAAATTCAAGAGATCATAGAGCAAGCGGCGCAAGCACAGGCCGCGTCTGAGGAGCAAGCTGGTGGCATGGTCTGATTTAGACAAGCCTACCGAAAAACCTGATGACAACGGTAAGCACGCAGAGGAAATGCGTGCGCTCGGTACGGCTGCAAAGAAAGCATTCGCAGTAGATGATCAACGTCCCTTGAGGGACTTTTTATTGGCTCGTGCGCACACGGTCAGCTTCCGTCCGGGAGTTGATGCAGCGGACGTGGCCTTTCGAGAGGGGCAGCGTTCGCTTGCCCTGCAACTTCTGAAACTAGCTGGAGAAATCAAATGAGTGAAGCGGCACAAGCTGTGGAAACAGCCCCCGAAGTCACCGATAATCAAGAACCGGAGACTATTTTTGACGGCGTGGAAACGCCAGAACCTGAAGCGACACAAGATGACGTAGTGAACACTCCGGAAAATCCGGATGCTCGCCCCGAGTGGCTGCCCGAGAAGTTTAAGTCACCCGAAGAACTGGTCAAAGCGTACAACGAGATGGGCGCTAAGATCCGTGAGAAGTCTGAGCCGCCGGAGTCTTATGAGCTGACCGACAAAGATGGTAATGCTGTCGAGCTGCTAGAGGCCGACATCCAAGCCTACAAAGATGCTGGGCTGACCAATGAGCAAGCACAAAAGCTGATCGGGTACTTCTACGAGTCGATTGTGCCTGCCATTACCGAGGCCCGCGTCAGCGTAGAAAAGGATCGTCTTGCAATGGAGTGGGGTGTCAAGTCTGACAGCAGCGAGTTTTCGCAGCAGCTGGCAAGCGTTAAAGCCTGGGCACAGCAGAACCTGCCTGAGAGCGTGGTCAACGAATTGTCTCGATCCGCGTCTGGTGTGGTGACACTAAGCAAACTGATGGAGCAAGGTGCCAAAGCGCACATGGCAACCAGTCAGCCTGCTACCCGTCCGAACAAAGGCGACCTACAAAATCTGATGAACGACGAGCGGTATTGGAAAGGTGACGAGGAGTATCGCAAGTACGTCGCGGAACAATTTAAGCTCGCTTATGATTGACACGCTTGAAAAGACTGTGTATTTTTGGCGTAACTGGCTAATTGGCTCACCCGCGCGGCCCCAGTCAGTCAGGGAACTGCCGTAGCTGGCCCCTGTTTAGGCTCACCCAGTGCAGGCTGTGGACACATTTTCCATTTGACTGTATGAGGATTTAACTCATGTCTACTACCGTACCTGTTAGTTTTATTGAACAGTACGAAGCTGAGGTGAAGCAGGTTTACCAGCGTGAAGGTTCCCTGCTGCGCGGCGCAGTTCGTACTCGCACCCAAGTGAATGCCGAGCGCATTTACTTCCCAATCCTGGGCAAAGGCAAGGCCACCAGCAAGGCGCGTCACGCTGACGTGAACCCGATGGATCTCGAACACAAGCGTGTGTTTGCAGATATGGCTGACTTCTATGCACCTGAGTACATCGACGAGCTGGATCAGGCCAAACTGAATTGGTCGCTGGCTTCTGAGTACGCTCGTGCCTCTGGTAATGCCTTGGGTCGTCAGACTGATGAAGTGATCATCTCCGCGATGAACCAGACCACCAATACGTTGGACGCCGACGATGCTACGTTGGGTAACACCGATGGTGTGTTGGATCTGGAGCTGACCGCTAACATCTCCAAGTTGCTGAACGCTGCTGACGTGCCGATGGACACCAATCGCTACGCGGTTGTTTCTCCTGCTACGCACGCTGAGCTGCTTCAGTTGTCCGAAGCCACCAGTTCTGACTTCACCACGACTCAGTTGTTGATGAACGCTCGTGAGCCTGCCATGTGGATGGGCTTCCGTTGGATCATGCACACTGGTCTGCCTGAAGGCGTTAAGGGCTTCTTCTTCCACAGCCAGGCTGCTGGTCATGGTATCTCTCGTGACATCGTAACTGAAGTCAACTATGTGCCTCAGAAGGTTGCATTTTTGGTCAACAGCTACATGTCTATGGGCGCCACCATCATCGAAGAAGCCGGTGTGCTTCGACTCGATGAAAAAGACTAAGGAGGTGAATCATGGCTTTTGCACAAAATGAACTGGCTTTGCATGGCTACAACGGCGCTGCTGAAGGCGTTCCCTTCCAGGAGTATGTGTACGTCAACTCCGAAGAAGATGACGTTACGGATGCTGGGTTCTTCAACGGCGCTGCCGAAGAACTGGCTGTTGGTAGCACGATCTACGTCATCAACACGGGCATTACCTTCCGTGTGACCGGGATCAGTGGTGCAGGTGTTGTAACAGTTGCGGCCAACTACGCCGCCGCGTAGTAAATTGGTGTAAGCAACAACGGGGGGGTTTCCTATGAGTAGCAGTCTGGAGATTGTTAACGAAGGACTGGTGCGCTTAGGAGTCCCCCCTCTTTCTTCTCTGTCAGATCAAAGTGCTCAGGCACTAGCCGCTGACACCATTTATCAGACAACCAAAGAATCGGCTTTGTCTGAGCACCCGTGGTCATTTGCTTACCGCGAGGTCTTATTACCCAAGCTGGCGCTGTCTGAAGAACAAAAGCGCAACACCAGCTTTGAGTTTGCCTACCAGCTTCCTAACGACATGCTCCGTGTGCTGGGCCTTCGTAGCCTTGACACGTTCCGGTTGGCTGGCGATCAGCTCTACACTAACGACAGCGAAGCTCGGTTGGTTTATGTCGCCAATGTTTCTGAGGCCCAGTGGCCTGCGTATTTCCGCAAGATGGTAGCATTTAGCTTTGCCGCTGCCGCTGCGATCACNCTGACGGAAAACAATACCCGAGCCGAGCTTATGTACACGCTGGCTGCCGAACAGCGCCGCAGTGCTCGGGGCATCGACTCGATGCAGACTCCTCCCTATGTGTTCAACCTGATGCGCGTGTACCTGCGCCGCACCAGTAACCCGCTGACCCAAGCATGACAGTCTATTCGCACACCACCGGATTTACTCGGGGGGAAGTCGAAGCATCATTGTTTGATCGGTTTGATGTAGACTTCTACCGCTCCGCCAGTAAGCTGGTGGACAACTGGTTTCCTGATGTAACAGGCGCGCTTGAGCGACGCCCTGCGTTTGTGCCACTTGGCGACACCCCTTTTTTGATTCCTCCGGTGCCAACAGGCGTAGACGCTACCGCTGAGGACTGTGGCGAGTTTCACATGCGGGCCTTTTTGTTTCGGGGCAACGAGTTTCTGCTGGTGTTCCGTCGCATTTGTGCCGAGGGCTGGCAAACAGTTACTGCCTCGTGCTACCGCTTAGATGCTTCTGGGCCTGTACCGCAGTTTGAGGACGAGTACCTTGTCTACTACTCTAACGAGTCAACCGACCTAGCAACCCTGCTATCTGGGAGTTTGCCTCCCGATTCGCATGACGGAAACATCCCGTTTGAGTTCGCCGCAGGATTGGCGCAGAACATTTGCTTGGCGCAAGTAGGCCCGTCGGTGTTTGTCACCTCGCCGTTGTTCCCTCCGTATCGGGTGTTTGTGGACACTAACAACGAGGCCAACATCGAAAAAATCACTTGGTTTGAGGAGCTGCTAGGAACGATTGAAGTAGAAAACGGTTCGACCTCGTGGGCAGGCGAGGACACCTTGTTTGACGAGCAACTTAGTGTGTCGGACAAGTTTTTCTTTAAGGGCGATGAATTTACGGTCGCCACAGTGCCTGATGCTACGACACTGACTTCAAGCGAAACTTACACGGGATTGACCGTAGCGGGCGAGCGCATTAGCATCGAGTCGGATGTGTTTGAAACTGACTGGCCCCGGCTTTGCACGTTCCACAAAGGCCGCTTGTTCCTGTTTGCTACTCGACTAAAGCCTGTGGGTATGTTTGCCAGCAAGACCAATGACCCGTTTACGATTGTCACAGGCTCTGTGTACGACGACGCGCCAATTAACGTTGAGTTGTTTACCTCCGGTGCTGAGAGCTTTAACTGGGTGGAAACGGCTGACAGATTGGTGCTGGGGGGCGGACAATCTGAGTATGTGCTGGACTCGGCTCCTGATGGCCCGATCACCCCTGACTTGTTTTCTTTTTACAAGGTTAGCTCGATTGGAGGCACGTCGCTTCAGCCGTTTACGTCTAACGCGTCTACGGTTTTTGTAAACCGGGGCCGCACTCGTGTGCAGGCCGTGCGGTTTGATGACAACCGATCTGGCTTTGTCGGGGAGGACATTAGTCTGCTGGCCCCGCATTTGTTGGTCAATCGAATTCGTGACATTGTGTTTCGCCCTGGTACCCGCGCTGACCGTGCCCCGAGGATTTTTGCGCTGACCGACGAAAAAGAATTGCGCACTTGCACGTTGTCAGAAACAGAGAATGTGGTGGCTTGGAGTCGGATCTCTTTTGCAGACGGGTATTCGGTGCAGGCGATTGCGACATCTCCTGACGATATGTACGCTTTAATCAAGTGTCCCAAAGAGGGTACGCTCGTACTCAGTGAGTTAGATGTGGGCAGCACAGAGTTTTATTTGATGGACATGGCGCAGACGTACACTGCCACAGCAGGCGTTGTCGCCCTTAACGACATCCATCACGATAGCACGGTAGCCGTGCTAGACGGTTCTCGGTTTGTAGG